CATCATGATGAATTACTACATCATAAACTTTTGCACCTTTTGGTAATCTCGCAACTGAGATGTCTGAGCCAGAAGCTAAAGAAGAAGCTTCATAGACATCGTATTGCACTCTTAATTTACCAGACCACTCGCCACTATCAGTATTAACTACTGGATCAGCTGTGATGTTAGTAAAGTTAGTACCTTTTACACTAGCCATATTACTATCCTCCTATTATGCTTCATGACATTGCACACTAACTACTTTTTCGTCTTCAAGTCTTGTGCTTCCCATAGTCATGCAAACATAAACCTGTAAAGCATAACCTTTGTCATTTCTTTCATCTATTCTTGTCATGATGTCTTGACCTAAAGCCAATTTCATAGCATCGTTAGTGAAAGCTAAGCACTCTCTTTTGCTTGAAGCAATCGATAGTCTGTTAGATACAATAAAGTTAAAGCCTAAGAATGAATTGATTTCTCCAGAAGCTAAAGCCTTAACTGTATTAAAGTCAGAGCTTGTTACTTCTGTTGTTCCTAACAAATTCGTAATTTGTTTTGGAGAGCAAACAAAACTTCTTGGCAAACTAGGATCTACATCAGCTAAGTCTAAGATTTCTTTAGTCTGTCTTAGTTTAGCGATTGTTAATCCATCTGTACCAGCTTCTGTAATTTTCTGTGCACTTGGAAGAGCAACAGCAGTTGAGCCTGTTTCTCCAGAGTACGCAGTTCCAGTTACAGCAGCGATTATTTCATCATCCATGGCTCTTCCCATTGCCATTGCAGCAGCTAGAGCATAGTTTGATGTGGGATCAATAAGAGTTCTGATCTTATCTTGGTTATCGATTAAGTCAGCCCACTCATAGTCCACCATACTGATTCTTCTTCTTGAATGTTCTGAGTCAATTTGAGGTGTATCAGAATGCCTTGAAACTCTTTTTACAGCTGTAACTGCTCCAAGTCTTTCAAAGTAAGCATGCTTGCCCACCACATTTTCAACATCAACAACATTTCTTAACAAAGAACCTTTTTGTTGTGATAGCATTTGTACATTGTTTGAGTACTGTTGTACGAATGCCTCTGTAATAGTTGAACTCATAATAAGTTCCTCCTATGTTGGTTGATTAAAGTTAATCGATTTGATTTTCCTCGTATGAGGATCTCGTCTTTAGATTTTAAGTCTCCAATTTGACTTTTTTCTTAGAGGTCTTTTCAGGTTGTCTCTTAGAATTTTTTGTAGCCCAATCATAATATTTTTGAGCTATTGGCAGAGGATCTTTACGATCATTCTCTGGTCCAAATTCAGTTGCTAATCTTAAACACTCAAGTTTAATTTCCACATCTGAAATATCTTCTGAAGGTTCAAACTTTTCATTAGCCATTGAGCATCTCTCTTAGTTTAAGAACTTCCTCAACAGATTTTCTGTGATTTGGATGTGTCTTATTCCAATACGCAGATCCTTCTTGTGTTAGTTCAGTTATTTCTTTTTCAATATCTTTAGCAGTCATATATTGAGATCCATCTCCTTGAATGATTGGATCTTCAGATAATTTATCTGCTAATTCAGAGAAAGCTTTTATAACTGTTAAGTTATCTCCCAATCTTGATCCATCTTTTAAAATGGTATCGTTTAAGAAATCTTCTCCTAAAGAATTTACAGCTAACTTCTTTGCCTGGTCTAATCGTTTTGAATATTGAGGACCAAACTCTTTTTTAAGTTCAGCTTCAGTTCTCATTTGAGCTTGAGTTGCTTGTTCTTCTAAACTTTGAGATTGATTTTGATTTAGCTCGTTATAAAATTTAATTAAACCTTCAGCTTGCTTAGGAAGTAATCCTAATCTGTGTGCAGTTTCATTAAATGCTTTAACAGAGTTTTCGTCAACTTCTTGATCTTTAAAATTATATTTGTAGCCATCTGGTGTATCTGGTGCACCAAGTCTTTTAAATACTTCATTCCAATCCTCATCAGTTGCATGCTTATTAGGAACTGGAATTTTGTCAGCTCCAACAAGTTTTTGTGCATGAAGATAACTTTTTACAAAGTCCTCCATGTTATTAAAATTATTCAAAGATTTTTCTTCTCTAAAACTTTCTGGAATTAAATCTTTAAAATTAGTTTCAGTATTCTGTTCACTAAGAACAGTATTATTTACTTCAGCAGTTGCCTCAGTATTATTCTGAACAACAGCTGTAGTTTGTTCAGATTGCACCTCTGGTGCAGTTGTCTGATTATCCATATATATTACCTATGATTATTTTGATTTAAGCATTGCTTTAATGAACAAAGCGATTGATCTTTGTCCTTCAAGGAATGCAGTCTCATGACTGTTATCTTTTGAGAAAGTTGTCGAACTCTCATGACATCTTATAGAGATGTCGTCTAAAACTCTTTTGCCTTCATCTGATCCAAATACAAATTTGTAATCAGCTTTTAATTGTTTTAATTTTTTTTCTACTTCCTTATTGTGATCCATCTTGAACTACTTTTGCTAATGGAGCTGCATTCTTAGCCATTTCAGTTTCAGCCATTTGTTGCTGCATTTCCATTTGTTGTTGTTCTTGAGCTGCTCTTTGTTGTCTAATCTCTTGAACTTGAGCATCTGATTTAATCATTTTAGCTGGCAAACCTAATATATCGATGACCTGTTTTATAAATCCATTTTCATCTATGTAATCCATAACTGGCATTGCTTGTGCCATAGATCCAAATAACTCCAATCCTCTCATGATAGATTGTAGTTCTTGAGATCTTTGAGCTAATGCCATTGGAGATACATATTCGATATTTAATTCTTGAGATCTTAAAATTTCTGGAGCTGGTAAAAATAAACCATTTCTTAATAAGATATTAAAAATTCTAATTATCAATGGAGATAACAATTCAGACTGTAATCTTCCAAGAACAGGTCCAAGTATTCTCATTTTCTCTTCTTGTCTTTGGACTACTTCAGTTGCAGTCATATTTCTATTTTCAGAAATAACTAACTGATCAACATGAAACATTTTAACAATCGCATCTCTTCTTTGATTTTCAGAATTAAGAGTAGTTGCATTGTTTGCATTGATATTTAATGGTTCAATTCTATCTCTTGATCCAGCTCTATAATAATTAATAGATCCAGGAGACATTCTTACTGGTGCTAACATTCCATCATCTGGAATGAGTAGAGGAGGATCAATTTGTTTGGCAGCAGCCTTTAAACTATTCTCTACCATTTTATTTAAAACTTTAACATCTGGTAAAGCATTCATTCCTGGAGATCTTCCATAAACTTCTGTTGAAGCTTTTAAGTATCTTGGAATGACATAAGGATTTTCTTTGAAGCCACCAATTTTAATTATGTGTCCAGAGCCATATTCAAAATAAATAGATTGAAATGGCATATTCTTTTTATCCAACTTCTGTGGATCAAAATCATATCTTGGTCTTACAACATGAACTAACTCAACATCATCAAATGGAGTTTTTTTTATTTTGTTTGAAATTTCTTTTGAAACATTATCAATACCAAATTTATCAGCAACTGCTTGTGCTGGCATTTTAAATCTACGATAAATAGTATCAACAAATCCTTTTTTATTTTCTTGGATATAAATTTCTTTTATGTGTCTTGCAGAAAAATTAATTATATCGTCTTGATCTTCTTCGATCATTAAGCATGAAGTACCAAATGCTATTAGGTCATGGTAGCACTCAAAGATTTCTTGTTGAAAGTTAGATTTTGCAATTACATCATACATTCTTGATGTAGCATCCTCTAACCATTCTTTAGCTTCATCCAATGAATTAAGTTCGGTTTCTTTAAATCTAAGTGAAAACCACTTATTCGCTGAACTCGTCAACATGCCATGCAGAGATGCTGCCAGTAATTCAAGAGCATGGATCGCTGTTGCATCAAATATTAATGTATGTCTTTTGTCGCCTCTTGCTCGTTCTTTGGTTATCTCTGCTTTTCTAGGTAACATGTAATCAGAAACTTCTTGCCAATGGTTTTCCCAGTTGGATCGTTTCTCCATTAACCTAGACAGGTTATCTTTGAGCTGTTTTGCTAAAGACCTAAATTCTTGTGATTGCATTATCTTTTCTTAGCTTTTCTTTTTCTTTTAGCTTTATTCTTTTTGCTATTCGGAAAACCAGCTTTCATATTTTTATATGCTTTAGCTGATATAGTTGATTTTGATTTTGGTCTGGAAGTTCCAGCTTTTTTTCTTTTATTTATATTTCTGTATAAGCTCATGATTATCCTAACAATGTTTTCGATGAGAGCTCTGGTTTTGAAGTATCTCCTGTAATTGAAGATAAGACAGTTGATCTTCTGCCTCTCTTCTTTCTTTTTAAAATATCTTCATCCTGGTTCATCTCAATTGAAGTTGGAGCTGTCTTGTCAGCATTTATTAAATCAGATTTTACATCTGAATTATCCATCTGAGCTGGCACTTTTGGTTGTTCCATATCTTTGAGTTTTGTAACTTTTGCAATTTTTCTAACTGGCGAAAATCCACCCATAATATTATCCTCCTAATAAAGTTTTCTTGTTAATATTTTCATCTCCAATTTCATCTAAGCCTTTAGATGTATTTAAAATTGTAGATCTACGACCTTTACGATTTCTATTTCTTCTTCTCTCATCTTCAGCAGCTTGTCTTTCTCTTGCTTCATCTTCATAAGAAAAATCTGGCTCTGGTGGTGCTACCATCGGAGGAGGAGCTGGCATTTTTGGAGCTTTAAATATTGATCCCATTATAGTACCTCATAATTTGTATCGACAACTTGTTGTCTATTATTGTTTTTAATTTTTTGTTCTTGTAGTCCAACAGCTAAAGTTCTTAGAGCATCTGCTGCATGTGAAGACCAATCATGAACTGGTTTAATTTTATAAACTCTTTCCTTATCACTAAATTTTCTGTGATAATGTCTAAGAGCATTTATTAATTTTGAGCAGTTATCGACATCAATAAGACATCTAGGCAAAATCATTTTGACTGCATGAATACCATCTTCAATTGCCATTCTTGGAGCTACTCTAAATCTTAAACCCATTTGGTAGGCTGTTTCTCTTCTAGTTTTTCCTGTTCCAAATTCTGTCTGATCCAAATCATGTGGACCATAGTTATGCTCTATTATGTAATCCTTCTCTTTAATGACTTGAGCATAATGAGGAAAAGCCTCATTCTTATTTTCATAGTAATCAACAATATGGATTTGATGTCCAATTTGCTGAAAGAATATTATTGCAGTTTGATCATTATAACCAAGATCCCAGGCTGTATTAACTGGATAACTTGGATTTACTGGCACTCTGGTTATTTGCTTTTTGTCATCCAAAGTAGCAATAAGATCGCCATATATAGATCCTTGAATATTACCAATAAAAGAACATTCAAATTCTTGCTCATACTTTTGTGAGCCCATCACAGCTAATGCTGCATCTAATTCTTCTTTATCAACTATGCCAGTTTCGCTAGCTTTAGCTTTATATAAAAACCATTTAGGATCTGATTGAGCTTTTTGGTAGTAATCATAAAACAGATTAGCCATACCTTTTGGTGTTCCAACCAGGATCATAAAACCTTTTCTGTCAGACAGAGCTGGTGTTATTACTTCATTAATAAGAGTTGGATTAATTTGTGCAGTTTCGTCTATTATAACTCCATCAAGGTAAATACCTCTGATGCTATCTGGATTTTCAGATGACAACAGCATAATCCTTGCACCATTAATTAAATCGCATCTTAATTCTGTTTCGTTATACTTTGTACCAGGAATATCTTTTGTATATTGTTTTAAATAATCAAAAGCTATTTTCTTTGCTTGACCATAAGTCGGAGCAATATAGGCAAACCTTGGATTATGGTTTTGGCAAGTCATGGCAGCTTTAATCAAATGATTAATGCACATAACTGTTTTTCCAAATCTTCTATGACAACAGAGTAGGCTGTACCTAAACTTTTCCAACTGATTATGAATATAATCTTGTTGCTTCCTTGGTGTATAAGGTATTGTAATCTTCATTAGTGAAATGTTGGAACTTTATCAGCATGCCAATATTTCATTTTAATTTTAGCAAATACAAAATCAGCGAACTCAACAATATCCTCTTGATTGGCAAAACCATCAAAGCTTATAACTAGCTCATTGTTGTAAGTAGTGAAACTTGTTGCAGATAAGTTTTTATATTTATCTTTAATGTTATCTTTTTTTCTGTTCATCTGTTTGTGTCTGTGTTGCACCTGTAATTAATCGTATCTATATTGCGTACCAAGTTTTGAGGTGTGGTCCTTTACAGAAAAATGACTTTTGTTTTCTCCAGATTTTCGACAATCTAATGATGGACAGTCAACTACTCTAGCTTGATATACTTAAAAAATAAAAGCAATGTAGTGAATAGTAGTGAATTAATCTTTAGATCCAAACCTCATGACGCAAGACCTAAGTTTTCGCAGCCTCTGTAATAACCATCTCAGCATCGTCTGGAGTTACATCAACTACATTATCTTTATTAGATGACCAAGCTATCTCAATCTTAGTCTCTTGTTTAATCTCTTGCTTATCTCCATAAACTGGAATGAGCTTAGATGCTAACCACTTGGCTAGCTGAACTTTCTCTCTAACAATCATTATGTTTCGATTGTCAGCATGCTCAAGTTCTTCCATTGCATTTTCAATATAACTTTGTGCTCCGATCCTTCTGCTCTCCTGGATCTGATTAGAGAACTCTTTATTCTTTTGGATCTCTTTATAAATTCTGGTCAAGCCTGGCATGTCCTTATCTTTTGCTATTCTAGCAAGAGGAACACCAGTCATTAATTGTTGGCAAATCTTTTCAGATATTTGCTTTGTTATTACTAGCTCTTTGCTCATTATATTTAATTATATTCTTAGCTGATATTGCTTTTGTCTTGGCAGATAGAGGACCAGTAGAAGCTCCACCATGAACTCTACATCTTATCCTTCCATTCTTGCAAAGTATTCCTGGAGCATTGCAAGGTCTTTTGCCTTGCTTTGTTAATGTCTCACATTGCAATCTAAATTTATATCTCATCAAACTGTTTTAAATTCAAACCATGATGTTGCTGTTGGAAAAAAGAAAAAAAATTAAAAAAAGAAAAATAAAAACAGCACTTAGCAATACTGTTTTA